TGGCTTAAACGTAACAGCCGAAGAGTGGACAGTTAAAGGTAAGAACATAGGATTTAGCTTAGCTAACCCGCTAACAGGCCCTGGAGTATTAACTAGCCAAGCTATACTAGAGCTAGCTGCTAGTGAGCTAGGAGGAGTATGGAAACTAATTGCTAAGCTGCATTATGTACTAGCTGGAGTTTGGTACTTTAAGCACGTACCTGCAATGTATACTAAAGATGTAGCTGGTCAGATATTCTACACTCAACACATATGCGCTTTAAATCTATGGTCTTTGTGTAAGCTTGGTAAAGATTACAAATCAGGACTTTCTATGATAGATAGTAACGGACCTAGAGGCAGACCTCAACCGTGGATTACTTCGCTAGCCTACAATGTAGGTCTTGTAGATCAGGAACGTAAGCAATTAACTATTAACTACCTACGATCATACACTGGAGCCGTAACGTGGCCTCAAATGATGATTGCAGACAGCAACTTCAAAACTGGAGAAACCGGACCAGACGTTAATTATACCATGATGGGATTAGCGGCTCTGATGCTAAGTAAGTAACATAAGAGGTCTACCGTAAGGGCGACCCCTTTAAATCAGCCCACCCTAAATCAGGCGGCTTAAAAAAGGAGACAAGAATGTCAGAAGAAAACGGAAACATAGAAGTAGAATCACAGGTAGTAGAGTCTGAGGACGTAACAGCAGAAGACCTAGAAGCCTTAATGGGCGATGAAGGTAGCGATGCTATTGCTGTATCAGCAGAGGGCGGAGAAGCTGATTTATCAGATTCTGCTCAGGAAGAGCTACAAGCAGCTGAACAAGCGGTAAAAGACGCAGCCTCGTCTAAGCAGAAAGAAGCAGCCAAGGCTAAACTAGAGAAGGTACAACACAAATACAAGCTTAAAGTAGACGGAGAAGACGTAGACTGGGAAGGCTCTGAAGAAGACCTAGTACGAGAGCTTCAGTTATCTAGAAAAGCTCGTAAGGATATCCAGAAAGCTAGAGAGTATGAAAAAGAAGTACGTTCCTTAGTAGAGCTACTTAAGTCTAATCCAGCAGCTGTGTTATCAGACCCCGCTATTGGAATTGACGTAAAAGAGTTTGCTCAGAAGATTATTAATCAAGAGCTTGAAGAAGAGATGAAATCCCCAGATCAACGTGAGCGGGAGCGTCTAGAAAAAGAGCTGGAAGAGATCAGAGCTAAAGCTAAAGAAGAATCAGAACTACGTCAAAAGATGGAGTATGAGAGAGCTGTACAGGAACATGAGACTAAGCTAGAGGAAGGCTTTATTAGCGCTCTAGAAGAGAGTGATATGCCAAACAGCCCTTATCTTATGAAACGTATGAGTGATGTAATGCTTACAGCCCTTGAGCACGACAAACAGATTTCACCTAAGCAAGCCCTTAACATCGTTCGTAAAGAGATGCGTAAGGATTTGGGAGAGATGTTTGGAGCCAGCAGAGAAGAGATCTTAGAAGAGCTTCTAGGTAGTGACGTGGTTAAACGCTTTAATAAATACCAAGTAAGCAAGTACAAGAAATCACAAGCTGTACCTTCTACTAAGAGCATTAAAGATGTAGGCAAATCTAGCAAGGACAGATCTGAGCAGGAAGCCAACAAGAAACCAGCTAAGAAACAGAAGCTAAGCGACTGGATGTATAGCTAATAACGATTATTAACTTGGGGCACAACAAATGCCCCTTTGTAACGACCTACTATAAGTTTAGCTTGTAGTTAGTAGTATACGGCTCTCAGATACCCTTAATAGGGCTCTTGGATACCCGAACTCTGGCTTAAGAAGGCTTATTTAGTTGGTATGAAAATAACAAACTAAGTAATTCAAATGGTATTTAAGGAGAAATTAAAATGGCACAAAATGTAACAGTATCACAACTTGATGGACTTTTTTAACTTTTAGAATAGTTGAGGTTAGACCCCTCCTAGCATTATGCTAGAAAATCTGGTGAATTGCTGGAAACCCTAGTAATCTAGGGCAATCAGCAGCCAAGCCGACAAACTAAGTCGGAAGGTTCATCGACTAAAAAGCTAAGTAATCTTGATCGCTATAAGCGGGTTAGAGGTAAAAAATGAATAATAGAGATAAACGTAGTCTAGTTATGTGTTTAGCTATGGGAGACGGTTGTTTGCATTACATAAGAAATGCAGGCAAGCTATACGGAGGACTTACAATAGGTCACTGTAAAGAACAAGCCGATATCCTTAAGTGGAAAGCTTCCTTACTATCTAAGATATTCAACCGTACTGTTAATGTAAGACCTCAATCAAATGGAGCCTTACAAGTTTCAGTATGCGTTAAGCGTCTTAGATCATGGAGAAAATGGTGCTATCCAAATAACTCCAAGGACCTATCTAGAATGCTAAGGTTCGTAGAGCATCCTGAAATGGCGTTAGCTATGCTTTTAATAGATGACGGGTATATAGAACCCTCGATATCTAAAATTAAAAGCGGAAAAAAGTTATACGGAGGTAGAGTTAGAATCTACCTATGTAGCGAATCTATAGAATCTCTAGATAAGATTAGACTTTGGTTTAGCGACAATTTTAATGTTAATGTTAAATTTGGATCGCAAAAAAGCTCTAAACGTAACAAGCACTACCCTTACCTTAAATTTGGACAGGCGGACTCACTTAAACTGTGGGAGTATGTTAGAGAGTTTATTCTTCAATTCAAATCTATGCGCTATAAATTTAGATACATAGAAACCATTTACCAACAAAGGCTTTTACAGCGCCAGACCCTTGAAAAAGGTGATGATATAGTCAGTGCCCGTAGTAATACGGGAATATAACGAAAAAAGTATACGCCGACAAGGTAGAAAACCTCATCCCGGACAACGTAGTTCTTTATAACATGGTTAAGTTCAACGCAGCTAAAAAGCTCGGTGACGCTTACCAACAACCAGTAATCGTTAAGCAATCTCAAGGTTTCACTTATGGTGGATCTGACGGTGACGCTTATGACCTCAACGATGCAGTAGCTGCTCAAACTAAGAACGCTTCTATTAAAGGTTACTCTATGGTAGCTCGAACTAAGCTTTCTTACGACGCAGTATCTCGATCCGCAGCTTCCCCTGCAGCTTTCGAGCAAGCTACTAAGCTCATCGTAGCTGACATGCTTCGCTCTTTCGCTAAGCGTCTAGAGATCTCTATGTTCTACGGACAAAAAGAAATCGGCCTAGTTAACGCTAACACTTCAGCTGTAAACACTCTAGTAATCAGTGACGCTTCTTGGGCTCCTGGTATCTGGAACGGTTTGGAAGGTGCTAAAGTCGAGATCTTCTCTTCTGACCTAGCTACTGACCGTACTTCTACAGCACGTACTATCACAGGAATCAACCTTGATACTAAAACTATCACTGTTGACGGCGCAGCTCTTACTTTGACTGCTGGTGACAGAGTTATGTTCGAAGGCGCTTACGACGACGCTGCTACTGAGTGGAAAGAAATGCTGGGTCTTCATGGTATCATGACTGCCTACTCTGATGGTTCTACTGACTTGTTCGGTATCAACCCTCAGTCTTTCAACGTATGGCGTGCAACTGAGTATGCTGCTGGTGGCGCTGATCTTTCTTTCGAGAAGATTCAAGAAGCTATCTCTAAGGGCGCTGCTCGTGGTCTTGATTCTGGAGTTAAAGTTCTAGTTTCTAACCGCACTTGGGCTGAGCTTCTTAGCGACCAAGCTGCTCTTCGTATGCTTGACAGCTCTTACAGCCGCTCAGTTTCTGAGAATGGTTCTGAGTCTATTAAGTTCTACGGTCAGACTGGTCCTATTGAAATCGTACCTTGCAGCTACGTTAAAGAGTCCCTAGCGTTCATCATGCCTGATAAAGCGGTTCAGTTGATTGGTTCTACCGACATCACGTTCCAATTGCCAGGACACGATAATGATAGGTTCTTCCGAGAATTGCAAGCTAGTGCTGGGTTTGAGCTCCGCGCATACTGCGACCTAGCTCTATTCTGCCACGCCCCTAACCAACTTATCTTGGTTACTGGCATTACTAATAGCTAACCCTACTAGCAACTAACTAAGAAGGCCCTCAGCACTAACCTGCTGGGGGCTTTTCATTTGCCTTGACTAAACACACCAAGTACGATAAAATACGACTATGAAGTACGAACTACCCGAAGGAGTTAGCCTAGCTCAAGCGCTACCAGAGCGCTACACCAAGGAAACCAAGCTAGACTTCCTAGATTCCACGTACGGCGCATTTAAAAGCTCTATAAAGGCCATGGAAGACGCGGGTAAGCGAGTATCTACTGGACCTATTTCAACGCATCCTGAGGCAATACAAGCCCGCAGAGAGCAAACCAATATACAACGATACGGAACTACGCACACAAGTAGTAACCCAGAAGTGCAAGCAAAGCGTAAAGCTACTACAAAGCTTAGGTATGGCGTAGAACACGCCGCTCAGCTAACAAAGTTCCAAGAAAAGGCAAAGAGGACCCTACTAAAAAACCACGGGGTTACGAATCCTATGCGCTCCCAAGAGATTCGAGATAAACAGCGAGCTACTACATTAGCTAATTACGGCGTAGATAATCCAGCTAAGTCCAAAAAAGTACAAGCTAGAATGAGAGCAACTAGCCTAGCCAGATATGGACATGAGAATCCTATGCATGACCCAGACATTAGACAAAAGCAATTAGACAAGGTGCTATCTAAGTACGAAGCTAACGACAAACTAAATGTACTACCTAACGGCAAGTATGTCAGCCAGTATTGTGCAGAGTTTGACACCAATCCCTGCCCGCAGTATGCTAACCTTATCTTTAGGACTATAAGCCCACAAGCAGCTCAGGATTGGATAGATAATCATAAGTCTAATATTAGTAATCTAGAGCTTGTGTTCTTAGCCCTTACTAAGGACTACCAGTCTGCCCGAGTTAATAAAAAGATACACCAAGATTTCGACTATAGGCCGGATGTTAAAATCTCAGACACTTTGTACGTAGATCTAGATGGACTACTTTATCACTCTGAGAAGTATCGAAAAGATAACCAATACCACAAAACTAAGAGGCTAGCTTATGAAAAGGCAGGCTTAGTATTACTACAATACCGAGCTGACGAGCTTATCAAAAGGCCACATATCATTAAGTCTATGTTAGACGCTAGGCATGGCAAGAACATCACTAGACACTATGCTAGGAAATTAGATATTAAACCCGTAGATACGTACCAAGGATTCGACTTTCTAGAACTAAACCACTTAATGGGCGGTATACACAATACCCAGCATATAGGCTTATGGAATGGGGATGAGCTGCTAATGATTATAAGCTATAAGCACTACAAGAAGGAAGATAAGGTAGAGCTAGATAGAGTTTGTACTAAGCTCCACACTGTAGTAGTAGGAGGACTTAGCAAGCTCCTTAAGTATATAATAGGGTTAACCAGTACAAGACAAGTTGTAAGTTTTGTAGATTGTAGATATGCGGACGGCCACTCCCTTACGAAACTGGGCTTTACTAAGGTGTCTGAGTCTCTAGGGTGGAAGTGGACAGACGGTAACAATACATATAACAGGCGCAAGGCTAAGACTAGAGCTGAAGCTGAAACTAAAGGCTGGTATCGCATTTATGACGCCGGACAAGCTAAATATACATTAACATTAGGAGATTCTCTACATGAGTAACAAACGCAAGCCCGTATTCTTCACAGCAGATCTACACCTAGGCCACGCTAGATCAATTGAATATGATAAACGACCGTTTAAAGACGTAGAGCATATGTTTGAAGCCTTGGTAGTTAGATTCAACAATACTGTACCTACCAACGGCATTACTTACTTTCTAGGCGACGTAGGCATTGATACACATTCAGTACAGAACTTCTTACGTCAAACCCACGGTACTAAATTACTAATCGTAGGCAACCACGATAAAGGCTACAATGCCATGTATGAAGCCGGATTCGACGCCGTTATGCACGGGGCTGTTATTTATGTCGGAAAGCAAAGAGTTACCCTAAGCCACTGCCCACTACTAGGGGTGTATAGAGAAGACACTTCTAATTATACTAAAACAGGAGCCGACCTTGTTACAGATAATTGGCACGGGGAAAATAGACCTAAGCACAGAGCCTGCTCTACTCCTGACAATGGGCAATTTCATATCTCAGGTCATATACACTCAGGTCCTAATAAGAAAGAGGCGACTAAGATTCTAGGCCGCCAATTCGACGTAGGCGTGTGCGCTAACAACTACGCTCCGGTAAGCCTTTCTACCATAGAATCTTGGATAAATAGCTTCCCCAACAAATAGGGAGCATGTCTAAGAAGCCTACTCATATAACCCTAGACCCCAATAGCCGTGAGAAGCTCTCAGCTGCCTTCAGTGCGCACGAATTGACTTGTAAGTGTGGTAGCTGCCCCGTAAGTTTCATCGCCTTAGAATTAATCCTGAAGCTTCAAAAGCTAAGAGAAGAGTATGGAGCCCCAATCACCGTAACTAGCGGCTATAGATGCCCAGCCCACAATGCTAAAATAGGCGGAGCTAAGGCTAGCCAGCATATGCTAGGCACGGCAGTGGATATCACAGGCCACGACCTAGATAAGCTATACGATCTATGCGAGAAGCATTTTAACTCCGTAGGGGACGGCAGACCTAAAGGTTTTATACACGTAGACCTACGAACGGACCGTAGGCGCTGGACTTACTAAGCCCAGTTATTACTATCCCAGACAACAAATAGCCCACTAGAACTAGATTACCAACCTTTAGCCAAAGGGAGAAACTTAAGTGGCCGTAAATTTAACAGTACAGGGCGTAACATATAGATACCCCACCTCTAACAATGAACAGTGGGGAACGGACGCCACTGATTGGGCTATTGCGGTATCAGACGCTCTAGCTTCAGTGGCAGTAACGGGCGACTTAGCTCCTCCTACAGCTTCTCAAGCCGTAATCTCAGATAACCAAGCAGTAGCCGCTAACGTGACAGGACTGTTATTTGATTCAGCCGTTACTAGAGCCGCAATCGTACACTACTACATATACCGCAATGATAGCTCCTCTGAGCTAATGGAAGCTGGTACGCTAACCCTGCGCTATAAGAACTCAGCCTGGACCTTCTCACAAGAATACCAAGGAGATGATACTGGAGTTACTCTATCAATCATCTCAGGCGGCGCTAATGATGGCCAGATTCAATACACTAGCGATAACATGGGCGGCACTCCTTACACGGGCGTAATGAAGTACCGAGCACTCGCCCTACCTAAAGAAAGTTAAGCGATGAGTAAAGTCGGAAGAATAATTGATAAAAAGATCACTACTGATAACATCGTCATAGACGGTGAAAATTCTACTATTGAGAACACTAGTGGTGATTTAACTATTGACCCAGGTTCTGGGCAAAAGGTAATTATCGAAGAGTCAGTAGAAGTTGATAATATTAAACTAGACGGTAATACTATCAGCACTACCAACACTAACGGCGATCTTATATTAGACCCCAATGGTACTGGTAAGATTGTAATGAACGGTGACGTTGAGCTAGATGTTGAAGATCTAACAGTCAATGGAGTATTGAACGTAGATAACTTAGAAGTATCTGGCAACAGCATCACAGCTACAGATACTAACGGAGACATTAACTTAGTACCAGATGGTACAGGTTCCGTAGTACTAGGAGATTTATCTGTAACTGGTACTGAAGTGACTTCTACAGGAGTTATTGAGCTTACTACTACAGGCACTGATAGCATTGTATTAACTACAGAAGCTGGCGGTAATGTAGACATTGATAGCGATTTAGTAGTATCAGGTGATACTATCACACTAGACGGTGGAGCTAGTACCTTAGAGTCTACAGCAGGAACGCTTTCAGTAGAAAGCTCTGCCGCAATCAACCTAGCGCCTACAACTAAAGTAGAAGTTACGGCTGGGGATTTAGAAGTTACGGCTGGGGACTTAGTCCTACCTAATGTTACAATAGACACTTCTAATAACATTACAGCAACTAATACTAATGGCAGTTTAACCCTAACTGCTGACGGTACTGGAGTTATTAATTTAAGTAATGATCTAGTTGCATCAGGAACTAGCATACTAACTAATGGCGGTACTACAACACACACACACTCTAGCGGAGACTATACGATAGATGTAAGTTCAGGTGATTTAAACTTAACAGCCACTGAGGTTGTTATAGATAATATTGTATTAAATGCTAATACTATCTCTACCTCTACTGGAGATTTGACGATAGACCCTGCTGCTACAGGTAAAGTTATAATGAACGCAGTGTTAAACATTGATACTATTAACTCAAATGGAGCAGACTTAACCCTTGATGCTCTAAGTGGCGCTGTGTATATTGATGGGCTCTTCGTTAGAGTTAATGATCTTTTCATTGGAACTAATGGAGCAGTAGCAGGGGCTGGCGCTAATACTGATGTACGATTAGTGCCGTCAGGCACTGGCGAAGTTAAATCAGAAGCTACCCACACCTTCGAAGCAGCTCTAAAAGGCACTCAACAAGAGGATAATACTCTTTACGGATCTTCTGACCCGGTATCTCTACCAACTACTTATATTAAGAAACTCACCAATGTAAGCTCCTTTACTAATGAGGTAGGGGGCATTACAGCCCCAGCTAGTGATTCTTTATTCTTTGTGTTGACTAATGACGGCGGTGATACGTTTACTGTTAAAAATGAGTCTAGTTCCATAGTTACAGCAGCTAACAGGATTCTTACAGGCACCGGGCAGGATATCAGATTAGATGACGGCGCTAGTCTTTATATGTTCTATGATACTACGGATTCTAGATGGCGTGTTATTGGAGGCTCAGGCGGCGGCGGCGGCGGTAGAACTGTAACAGGTACTTCAGCAGCTCCTATCGAGATAGACGCTACGGGCATTACAGCCACAGCGGGGACTGACGAGGATATCTACGTTGACACAGCTAGCGGTATTGTAGATGTTACGACTAACCCGCAGATAAGTGCTGGTACTGTTGATGGACAGACTCTACGCGTCATAGGCACTTCTGATGATAACGCTATTTTACTTGAAGATGGTAATGGTATCGCTATGAGCGGTTCATGGGTTTCATATGCTGGCGCTATTCTAACATTACGCTGGGATGACAGCGCGTCTCTTTGGAGACTTTCTGCGAGAGAGGATAACATTTAATGAGTTCCAACAGGCAATTATTAGCATCATATATCCAAGGTATTAATTCACCTAGGAATTTTATACTAAACCCTAAGGCATCTAAGAATATAGCCAATGTTACTGACTCTGATAGCATTGTAACTAGGGATACTACGAACACACTAGATGGCGTAAGCTCTTTTGCTATTAATGCTGATGCTAGCGGTGAAAAGGCTCTGTTCTTAGCTAGTGCTTTTACTAAAGAAGTACAAGGCAAGAATTGTGAAGCTAAGTTCGACTATTTCGGAGACGCGTCGTTATACAAGGCTTATGTCCAGACAGACTCTACTGTTGTATCTCAAGAGCAGCAGCTTACTAATGTATCCTCTGGTACTCAAGCTATATCATTTAACTTCCCATGTTATTCTAGCGGCACTGCTGTACCTGCTGTTGTAATCGAAGCTACTGATAACGCTGCGGCTGCTTTTAACGCTGGTAATTTCTACATAGGCGAGGCTACTAACTTGGGGACTGTGGCTCAGGCTGAGAGTATAATAAGAGCCTATGCATCCACGCCCCAGACTGGAATCAACACAAATGCATCATATGTTGCTTTGGAGTTAAATGCCGAAAATTGGGACAACTATGGGGAGTGGAATACTTCTACATATAGATTTGAACCGAAAAGACCAGGTAAATATAACGTATATGCCATAGCGTCTATTTCTCCAAGTAACGTATTAAATTCGACCTACTACGTTTCTTTCTTTGATTACAATAGCAGTACTGATCTTTGTAGAGGGCAGCGCGATACGCCTCAAGCCGGGGAAAATTTAACGCGATCTGTTGAATGTGAGTTTGAGGTAAAACAATCGGATATTGATGCCGGGTTCAGTGCTGGCTTTAGGTTTTTTGGTTCAGGTAATAACTCGTCCTCTACTCTGACTATGGAAGGGCAGGCGTCCGGGAACACTTCATACCTACAAATCAAACGCTTCCCCTCCGCATCCTCGCAGGTGCAGAAGATTGGGCAAACCGCAGACGTAATGGGAACGGTGTTCTACTCTGCAAAGTCAACGTGCCCCGCAAACTCTTTAAAGGCAGACGGAAGCGCGGTATCTCGCTCAACATACGCGACTTTATTTAATGTGATCGGTACAACTTTTGGTGTTGGCGATGGATCGACTACTTTTAACTTGCCGAATCTTGAAGGTGTGTTTGTTCGAGGTACTGGTAGTCAGACCATTAACGGTAGATCGAAGGGAGGTTCTGCACTTGGTGATGTGACTGAGGATCGTCTTCAAGGTCACTATCACAACAAATCAGAAACACCTCACAGTCATACATGGCAGCAAGGTGGGGCTTCTTATTTTGCTGGAGCATCAAATCTTGGCATTAGAACAGACGCATATGTCGCCAACGCCACAACTGGTGGAGCTACCTCAAACGTAGCTATTACATCACCATCATCAGATGGTTCAAACGGAACGCCAAGAACAGCAGCCGAAACATACCCTTCAAACATAGCAATGACTGGCTGTATTTGGAACGCGCACACTCCCGCTCCTTTGCTTAAGCAGGCGGTGACTACTAGCAGTGAGGGGGTGGAGAAAACAGATAGGATTAAACTGAACTGCTCTTCAAGCTCCGCAATTCAAGAAACTTCTATCGATGGGGTGACTGTAGGGAATATATCGGGCAACAGGTGTGCCATTACTTTCCCCGTTGGAACATATTCTGGAAACCCTACCTGTGTTCCCAGTGTCAACACGACGGAAACAACAACTATTAGAAGTGCGCATATAAATATTACAAGCCCCACTGCTGCTTCTATCGGATGCGTGTCTCAAACAGGGTCCTCAACAAACGCATGTACCGATAACGAATTTTACATTTTATGTCAGGGGCCAAACTAATGAAAACCCTATACGCAATCCTAATCATCACGCTAGCCTCGTGTGCTAGTGCTTGACAGAGCCTCTCTGGTATGCTATACTAGATCGGTATGATAAAAGAAGTAGACCAAGCTAACTTATCGGCTCTAAAAGAAGCTACCGTATCGGTACTCCTAGTATATATGCCAGGCTGTCAGGCTTGTGAGATGGCTAAGAAGCCTTATCAGCAGTTCTCTGAGACGTATGGCAACATTAACTTCTTCCAAGCAGATCTAAACAAGATCATGGAGTTCTACACTCAATATGCAGACACTCAAGACACTGTAGTACCAGAAACTGACGATAAAGGTACTCCAGTTCAAGACGCAGCGGGGAACATCCTAACCAAGGTCTTGCTAGATGACCTAGGAGTACCAGTCAAGTCCCCTAAAATCGTAGCCCCTATGTTCTACGTATTCGTTAAAGAAGAGCAATCCCCTGAAAACGAGTATGGACATTGCGGGGGTATCGATGGCGCTGATTTACAGGGCCTACAAGGGGTCTTAGAGGCGTTAAATCGTGCCGGATGACAAGAAGTACTCCGTACTAAAGAGTGGCCTTAAAAGCCTGTTTAAAGCCGCTAAAAACGCAGCTACCGGGGTAGATCAATACGTCAGCGAAGAAACAGCTAAAGCTCGTCAGGATATCTGCAATGGATGCCCTAAGCGCATAGCCCTCACCAACCAGTGTGGGGTCTGTAAATGTTTTCTCTCAGCTAAGACTAAGCTAAAGCAAGAGTCCTGCCCAGAGGGTAAGTGGCTAGCCGAGGACTATAAAGCGGATACCAACAAATAGCCCGTACAATTTAGTACCAACCTACGCTTATGCGTACAGAATAGAAGGAATCTATTTAACATGGCCGGAAGATTAGACGCAAACCAAGCAATCAAACTATCATATGATAACACCGCCCGGCGATTACGCGTAACTACTGCCGTAGACGCTTCTGGAGTTTTAACTGCCCAGACCGCAGCAGTAGGGTCTGATTGGGCAGCCTTCGCAGACCAAGCCTGCAATCAGCTAACAATCTCTAATCAAACAGGGCAGACAATTGAAGTACGAAAAGGCGGCGCAGGAGCGGGGTTCCAAATACCAACAGCTACCTTGTTTACCTTTCGCGGCATCACTAATGCTAATGAGCTAGAGATTAGACGAGTCGATCAAAACAACAGTCAAGTTACTGTATCGGCTACTTGGGAATCGTAATTCCATGAAGTACCTAATAAAAGATTCCACTGGTAAGCCCTCAGTAACACATACTGCGTTTATTATAGGCTTTCTAGCAGCTACTGCTAAGCTCCTACTATCTGGTATTACTATAGGCGATTTAACCGTAGAACAATTTAACGGGGTAGAGTATGGAGCCGCAATTTCAGCGCTCGGTGCTATTTATGTACTAAGGCGTAACCTAGGAAATACTAAGGATAGTAGTGATGAGCAAGGAAAGTAAAGGCGTAACTGTCTTACCAGTTAAGAAGAATAAAGACACTGGAGCTATTGAGAAGCAGATCCCCGTTACCGTTGAAGTCACTAGAATCAAGATAGAGCGCAGATTACCTATTAAATACAAAGTGTTACTCGTATTACAGAGCTTACTCATCCTAGGATTAATAATAGGCTCATAAACAAACCATTAACTAAGGCTAATAAGCCAACTACAAGGAGATAGCAAATGGCACTATTACAAATAACCCTAAGAACTAACGAGTCTCAAGCTCAGCTAGAGGACGACGCATTATCAGGAGCAGGTAATCCTCAAAGACAAGCTCAAAAGATCAAGAACTATATTAAGAAGCTCCAAGCTGGCTCTACACATGGTCAGATTGACGTAAATGTATCTCCTGTAAAAGCTTCCGGCACCCTTACTCTTGATACTGTAGTTGAGAACGATACTTGCGTTATTGCAGGGGTTACGCTTACCGCTAAGGACGCCCCAGCTACTAACGTACAGTTTGAAGTAGGAGCTACTGATGCAGATACAGCTACTAGTCTTGCAGCTATTATCAGTGCACACCCCACACTATCCTTGTACGTAACCGCTGCTGCGGTGGGAGCTGTAGTTACTGTAACTGCTGTTGAGCTTGGCGTAGCTAGTAACCTTATCACTCTAGTAGGCGACACTACTATCACTGCAAGTGCTGGAACTCTAGCTGGCGGAACTCTTGGAACTGTACGCTCCTCTGTATTCGGCGAAGCTGCGGTATAAGGAAGGATAGACCATGAAAAAAGGATTAGACGTAAGTATGCAAGCACAGAAGGATGTCCTTAAGGCCATCAAGAAGCTTGCTAGCGAAGCAATGATGAAGAACATGGATGAAGACGAGGCTCTAGTAGCTGAACTCGACATGCAACGTATGCCTAAAGAAGAAGCTATGGAAATGATGGCTGAAGACATGGATGATATGGAAGAAGAAGACGACCTCCAAGCTCTATCTAGTGTTGAAGAACTCAGCGAAGACGATGAAGAAGACGACGAGAAAGCTCGTATTAAAAAAATGCTGGGCCTTTAAGACCTAACAGGAGGTCTAAATGGCTGGCAAGAAATACACAGTTGACGATCTAGTAACGAGTGTCCGAAACCGGGCCTCTATACCTGACTCTAGCGGTAACATCACGGATGAGGATATTCTACGTTTTGCTAACGAGGAAATAGACGAGAACATGGTTCCGCTAATCCTCAGCACTCGTGAGGAGTTCTTCCTTACTTACACAGATGTCGCGGTTAACCAAAACACCCTTGAATATGACTTACCATATCGTGCCATTGGTATGCGAGTTCGTATCATCAAGCCGTTAGATAACCAAGGCGGTGAGCGTGCGGCTCTACCAAACGTACCGCTAGATTACATTGACGGTTCAGGGGACGGGTATTATGAGTCTTCATATAGCAGAGGTTACTACCTAAAGTCCAATAAGATCGTACTAGCTAAGCGCGAAGCGTCTGTAGGTACTCTCAGAGTGTATTACTACCTTAGACCTAATGATTTGGTACTAACTTCTAGAGTAGGTACTATTACGGCTATAGATACCGACACCAACACCGTTACTGTAAGCAGATTCCCAACTAACATAACTAGCTCCTCATCCGTTGACTTTGTTAAAGCAGTAGCTAACCAAGAGATTTATGATTTCGATATTAGCGTTGCGTCTGTTAGTACAGGAAACAAGACTATTACTACCTCTACAGCACTGCCCTCTGAATTACAAGTAGGAGACTATGTATGCTCAGCTGGAGAAGCCCCTACACCTCAGATTCCTACAGACGTAATCCCTATCCTAGAACAAGCAGTCACTTGCAAGGTGCTAGAGTCTATAGGCGACACTGAAGGGCTTAAGAATGCAGCCGCTAGATTACAGAAGCTAGAGCAGAGACTATTAAACATACTAGATGCTAGGATAGAGGCTCCTGGCCGCAAAGCAGTACAACAAAACAGCCTCCTAGTAAACAGACGACGAAGCAGATTCGGCTCATAAGGAGTATACCGTGGCAGACAGGCTGGTATTAAAAGCTAAAGGTATATACACACAGGCAAACAATAAGTCTGCTGTACCTGATGGAGCCCTTCTAGAGGCTAAGAACGTAGTCATTGACAAGGATGACCTCATCGAACCTCGCAGAGGCTTCAAGCTTTTCGGAGATGCCGTAGGAAGCTCTACAACGACCCTGAATCAACTTTTATCCTACGATGATAGAATCCTAAGACAGTATGAAACAAATGCAACCACGGGCTTCCTAGAGCGTCAGAACACGCCTGGAGGCGAGAGTTTTACCAAAGCTTCAGAACTACGGCTTTTAGAGCTGTCTAGCCTCACTTCTACAGGGACTGCGGTTACGGCTGCTACCATATCAGCTCACGGACTTGCTACTGGAGATTCAGTGGTTATTGCGGGAGCTGCTGACGCAGAGTACAACGGCAGCTTTACCGCTACAGTGACTAGCACTACCGAGTTTACTTATACAGCAGCTAGCGCCCCGGCTGTTAGTCCAGACACAGGGGACAGCTTCTTATTAGAGGCCACAGCTAACGACATCCTAGAGCCCGACAGTGGCGTTAAAATACAAAGCGCTGAGGTTAATGGTAACTTATACTTTACTACTAAAGAAGGTGTTAAGAAATTAGATGCCTTCAACTCAACTATAGTACCAGCAGGTGTTCCTAAAGCACTAGACTTTACCGTAGAGTTAGATAATACTACCTCAGCTAACTGGTTCGCAGACGATCAGCAACGAGGCTATAGAGTAGTATGGGGCATCAAGGATGCTAACAACAACCTAATTCTAGGGGCTGGCTCTAGTAGGTCGTTTATTACTAACCCTAATGCTGGAATTGCACAAGCTACTAAGCTTACTATCAGCATCCCTGAGAACATAACTACAGCACACTTCTATCAGATATACAGAACTAGTGGTTCTCCAGATGAGGCTACTCCTCCTTCAGAAGATTATCAACTTGTTTATGAAGACAATCCTAGCTACGCAGACTTAGCAGCTGGGGAGCTTAGTGTACTTGATATACAACTAGACTTGTATAGAGGCGCAGCTTTTTATCAAAACGACACTCAAGAGGGCGACGGGCAAGCTAATACGCAACCTCCTTTTGCTAAGGATATAGCGCTTTATAATAACATTACATTCTATGCTAATACCAAGACTAGGCATCAATTCAGCCTAGACTTAACCGGATTAGACTTCATCTTACCTGAGTATACCATTAGCACTATCTCAGTGGACACAGCAGCCGTAGTCACTACTTCAGAAGCTCACGGACTCACTTCAGGACAGTCAGTAGATATCACTGGCACTAATTCCACTCCAGTAATTGATGGCACTAGAGTAGTCACTGTATTATCAGCGACTACATTTTCAGTACCAGTCACTACGTCTGGAGCAGGCAGCGCTGGAACCGTTACAGACACTAACACTACAGTCACCTTTACTGGAAGCTCTACTACATTTGATATAACCTTTGCTAGCAGTGAAAACCTAGCTAGTGGAGTAGCTAAGAAATTCACATCAGGTACAGTAGCCGAGAACATCGAAGATACTGCTAGGAGTATCATACGAGCTATCAATGGAGCTACTGCTAACTCTATTGTTACATCTTCTTATGTATCTATGCCTAATGATCCCCCAGGTAAAATAGTTATAGAGAGTCGTGAATTGAACGACGGCGGATTTACCCTACAGGCTTTTAACGCTTTTAGCGGCGGCTTCTCAGCTTTTAACCCAGCCTTGACCAATGCAACTAACTCCGAAAACAATGAGAAAACTAACAGGCTATATTATTCTAAATTGAATGAGCCTGAAGCCGTACCAGCCTTAAACTTCTTTAGGGTAGGAGGAGGCGATACTGAAATCGTTAGAATTAAAGCTCTTAGGGATAGCCTCTTTGTATTTACTACTGAAGGCATATTCCGTGTTACTGGAAGTACTCCACAACAGCTGAACTTAAGTGGATTCGACCAGACCGCTAAAATTGAAGCTAGAGAGTCAGTAGCTACCTTAAACAATACTATTTATGTATTTACAGATCAAGGCATCACTTCGGTATCAGATACTGGAGTTAGCATTGTAAGTAGGCAGATCGAGGACCAGTTATTAAATCTACTAGACCCGGATTTTACTTCCTTCTCTACAGCTACTTTTGGAGTGGCTTATCAATCAGATAGGAAGTATATATTATTTACAGTCAAAGATGAGGCTGATACTACCGCCACTATAGCGTTTGTATATAACACCATAACAGAGGCTTGGACTACTTGGGACTTGAGTAAGACTTGCGGTATTGTTAATTCTTTTGACGATAAGCTCTATCTAGGCGCGTCTGACACAAACTACATGGAACAAGAGCGTAAAGAATTTAATTATAAAGACCATGCCGATAGGCAGCATAATATAAATGTAACGGCTGTAAGTAATCAGATAACTCAAGTACAGGCAACTAGTCCTGCAATTATAACCGCAACTAACCATGGACTTGAGAACGGCGATATCATTACCATCAGAGACTGCGACGCTATCCCTAGCATCGACGACGTAGAGTACGAAATTACCATAATTGACTCCAATACCTTCACTATTCCAGCAGCGGTCACTGGAGCTGGAACTACTGGAACTTGGAGTGCTCTTAATAGAGAAGTTCCCGTATCCCTAGAAGTAGATATAATTACAAACATTCAGGTAGGCGATATTATCGAACAGTCCTTATCTAGAACCGTAGTAACCCCTTCAGGGTCTACGACATATAGCTACGAGCTAGAGTCTGAAGTTGTAGCTGTAGATACAGATAATCTATTAGTTACTATGAACAGGAATCTTAGATTCCAAGTAGACTCGGCTATAGTGTATGATGGCTACGAAAAGAAAGTTACTTATGCCCCAGTACACGCGGGCAATCCAGCAGCTACTAAACACTTTAGGCAAGCGCATGTGATGTTCGATGACTATAGAGGCTCTGAGATTAGCTTAATATTTAATTCAGAGACTAGTCGAACTGAAGACACTACTAGCATTGAAATTAACCTATTCGGTAACTGGGGTATGTTCTCATGGGGCGAGCTAGCTTGGGGAGGCGATCCCTACGAAGAGGCTATGCGAACGATCATACCTAGAAATAAGCAGAGATGCAGGCTGCTAAACGTAACATATAAAACCTCAGTTGCCAGGGAAAAGTGGGAACTAGAGGGGATAGCTTTGTATTACAGAATGGTATCAGATAGGACAGGAGATCCCTAATGGCTAAGATTAGAAAGATCAGTAAGATTCTAGCCGAGGACTTTCCGCAGGAATATAGTAACTTAGTGAACAAGTTGGCATTCACGCTCAATCCGTTCCTAGATAACCTCCTAGTATCTTTAGATAAGCGACTAAATATCACAGATAACCTAGATGGCGAAGTTAAAGTAATTACAGTAACTCCCGATAATGATTTACCGCTAACTCTAAGAACTAACCTAAACTTCTGTGATAGCGTCCTAGTATCTAGAGTGACTAACTTAACCAACTCCACAGCTACTCTAACAGGAGCCCCGTTCGTAGAGTTCTCTAACGTAGAATCCAACGGACTTAAGAGTATAAGAATCAACAATATAACCGGATTAACCGGAACCAGTCAGTATCGTATCAAGCTGATATTACTAAACGAGTAAACAAACTAAGAGTTAGGAGTTAAACTAGTGCCTACTATAAAAGACAAGAACTTACTAGAAGAAGAGCAGGGTCAGCAGGCTGGCGGAAACTCTCTACAGACCACTAGTGGCGACTCAGCTACGGCTGGCGGAACTACTGGCGGAGTAAGCAGCGGTCAGACTCAATCTGGCGGAGGCTCCTTTGCAGGACGCGAAGGCTCCAGATCAGGCTCCTTTACTAACCTTCGTAACTACATGGAAGGTAACAAGAGAGGCTCAGCACAAACCACTCAGAAGCTCCAGGGAGCCTCACAGCAGCGTTCAGATACCGCCCAACAAAATATCACGGGAGAGCAAGATCGTTTAACAGGAGCGACCACAGGCATTCAGGATACAGCTATGGGCAAGATCGGAGCAGCTAGCGGAGCTGTTACTGATTTCAGAGCTTTACAGGACGATGGCACGCAGCCTAATCAGCCAGAGCAAGCACCAGCTCAACAAGAAGCTCAACCTCAACAAGCAGCTCCAGAAGCTGGCCAGCCTACCGCTTGGCAACAACAAGCTACTAACCTGCAAGGTACTATCCAATCAGGTGTAATGGCTGGAGATGAAGCTAAGCGCGGCCTAGAGAATGTAAACGTAGAAGGCCAGGTTGACAGACTTGGCCAAGTACAAGAAGCCAATGAGTTTGCACGTAGCTTGACCTCAGAAGCGGGTAGACAAGAAGCTCTTAAGAGAGTAGCTAATAGACCTAATACATACAGCAGAGGCGAATCGGCCCTAGATACTGCCTTAACTGGAACTGATACCAACATGCAGAGATTACAACAAGAGTCTCAGCGCGTACAGGCTATGAACCTACAACAACAAGCTACTGATCTAGAGACTAACTTACAGACTGAAAAAGCTAAGGTTATGGAGGCTGTTAATGCAGGACTTATTGGTACTGAAGAAGCTGAAGGCTTAATCGGACAGATTGAGCGTAATGCTAACGAGATGAAGCAAGAGCTACTCGCTAGCCAAGCGCAGTTATTTGCAAATGCTGAATCAATGGCAGCTGCTGACAGCGTTACTGGAGTTGGTCAAGTAGAAGCGCTTAGACGCTCTGGAGTTAACGTAGTAGATACTCTACAAGGTCAGATGGTAGACTTAGGCGGCGGTAATCTCATACCAGTAGATAAGTTTATGCAAGCCAATGCCGACCCGGAGTCTAAGCTAGGATTCGACATTACTAACAGACTAACAGCTGCACAAGATATAGGACTTGAGACTGTAGATAGGGAACGAGCTGCTAAGGTTAATGCTCTAGCTAATATGCTTAATCTACCAGTAGAAGCTCTAGAGGGTGTAGACTCTCAACAAATTCAAGATATGATGGCTGGCAACGCTTCTATTGAGAATATAGAAGGTATACAAGAGTTCGATCCCACAGACGCTATGCAGTACAACAGCAGCGTGGCTAATCTCGGAGACGTGTTTACTAATCCGGCTATTGGTCAGAACTTCGAAAGACTCAAGGGAGTTTCGGGAGACGTTGAAGGCGCTCAGCACTATGCATCTAATTTCCAGTCTGCTCGTAATGACGTGTTTAATGAAGCTAAGGCTGGAGGCGGGCGTACTATTGAATCAATGCTGTCAAGATTAGACCCACAACAACAGGAAGGGTTTCGAAATGCTGCAGCCGAGTACCAAAAACAAGCTGCAGCAGTGGACGCATATAGAAATTCATTTGCAGGTCGCAGACAGCCCACTCTTCCAAAAGAGCTGAGTAGATCCTTCAATGCAGCGTCTAATGCTCTTGGAAACGCGACGCGATCCGTAGTTGACCAAGGATTAACCAATGCTCAAACTAAGAACGCAGCTATCTCAGCACTACAAAATTCATATGGAAAAGGTATTTCCTATGAGGACATTAGAACAGACTTGAAGCCTGTAACTACAGGCATATACTAAGGAGAAGATCGCATGGCATTACCATTACTAGCAACAGCAGGGCTAAAAGGCTTAGGCAGCTTAGCCAGCGGCCTTATTGGTAGCAACGCTAAGAAGAAAGCCGAAGAAGCTCAACGAGCCGCCTTAGCTAAATATGTACAAGATATGCAGAATAATGCATTATCTCCTGAAGATTATGTAGCTGATTATGAGCAATTAAATGCAGCGGACCTAGAGTTCTATGATCCTCAGATGGAAGTCGCTGAGCAAATGGGGGACACTGAGTTAGCTAACATCACGTTAGATCCTACCTTCAAACAAGCTCAAATGGACGCACTAGCTGCCATGACTCGTAGAGGCCAAGAAGGATTGACTATTGAAGAAGAAGTAGCTCGTAATGAAATTATGAATGCCGCAGGCGCTGCTAACCAAGGTGCACAAGGAGCAGTGCTACAACAAGCCGCTAGGCAAGGACGCTTAGGCGCTGGAGATACTCTAGCAGCTCAAATGGCTGCTGCAGGCAGTGCCTACTCAGGTGCAGCTCAAGAAGCTCAGAACTTAGCAGCACAAAGAGATAGACGCGCTATGGAAGCTGTGCTACAATCAGGTAACATGGCAGGTAATATTAGAGGACAGGATTACTCAGAAGCTGCTAATGTAGCTCAAGCTAGAGATAGCATTAATCAGTTCAATACTAAGTACCGAGCTGACGCTAACACAAGAAATGTAGGAGCTACTAACCGAGCAGGCGAAGGTCGTGCCGGAGTGCTTAGAAATGTTACTACTGGAAATCTAGATCTTCGTAATAAGCAAGCAGATCAGTTAGTAGGTGGTAGAGGCAAAGCTGCCGATTACCAGAATGTTATATCTAGAACTAAGTATGATGCAGCTTCAGGAGAAGCTGACAGATCTAGAACCGGAGCGGACAATACTAGCAAAGCTATATCAGGGGGTATCAACACTGGAATAGATATCTTGAATAAGACTAACTTATTTGGGGACTCCGAGCCTACGGAGAATAAAGACTTAACTAAAAAAGTTCAATCTAGCACTAATCCCTACGGAGTGCGATCATAAGGAATAAGCATGGCTATCGAAGACGCTTTCAAATTTAATAAGAATCCTGAGGACATGACTGAGGAAGAGCTAGTTGAACTAGAAGCTACGGCTACGCCTAGTTTAATTCAGGGATATCCTAGTACTCCAGAGTTCAATAGCCGATTCCAATCCCTAGCTGGATTAGTACCCCCAGCTCCAGCCTCCATGACTGAGGAAGAGCTAGCTGCTCCTCCGGTAGAAGCGGTCCCAGAGATGGCTACTATGCCTTTAGCTCCTACAGCTTCTCTAACAAGGGACCCTAACGAGGAGATGTACCTAAGTAACGCTAAGCTTTCAGCAATGGGCGCTCAGATGCCTCAGGCTCCCTCAGGTGAGCTTCCAGCTAATGACCAGCCACCAGTTGCCTCGCCTATTAAAAGTCCCGTAGAAGGCAACGTAGAGCCTCAGGCGAGTCCTGTAGGTAATATTATGTCAATGCTCAGCGGAGAGCCTAGCAGACAGTCCTTAGTAGACGCAGCTCAAAAGGCTAGACGTGAAGAAATGGTACTAGCTGACGCTGAAAGACTTAGTAATATTATCAGTGAAGGTATGTTAACTAGTGGTGGAGATCGTGCTTATAAACCTGATTTTAGCCGAGCTGAAGAGTTAGCTAAACGAGCTGAGTTGCCTATGCAAGAGCTTACCGAAGATATGAAGCTTAAGCCTGAAGAGCAGATGCAGGACCCCGCTTCTCCAGTATCAGCTCAATATAGAGAACTGGCTGGTAAGCTACTAAGAGGCAAAATCCCAGAAGGCTTCGATAAGCTATCTGCCGCGCAAATACAGAAAACGCTACCAATGCTACAACAAATATCCTCAGCAGAGAAGAAGTCTCAAATGAGTCCATATGAGCAGATTATGGCGCAGTATAGGCTAGGTATGCTAGATAAAGCTCGTAAAACTGAGAGTAGATTGACAGATAAATTCGGACACTCTAAAACTCAGAAGTTCCAAGACGACGCCAGAAATACTCTGAAGGATTTAAGAAGTAAACCCGGTTACAAAGAAGCCGTCACTAGATTAGACGGAGTTGAAAGAATTACGCCTCTGTTAGATGACGCATACGAAAAAGGCGGCCAGTCACTAGCCATGCTAGGACCTACTATTGCTAAAGGCATTGCAGGTGAAGTTGGCGTATTGACAGAAGCAGACGTTACTAGGTACGTAAAAAATCCAGCCTTAGTAGAAGGTTTAATGGACAGCTTACTTAAGATTAAGAGTGGTCAAGTAACTAAAGCTAGCTATGATAACATCAAGCGCTTAATGGAAATAACTAAACAGGCATCTAAAGATAAGATTAGAGGCTTAGTAGACGATGAAGCTAGATTATTTTCTAGAAGAGAAGAAATTCCTTTTGAGTATGCTTTGCAATTTATTGACTCGGAGTTCAACGCGCAACCTCTGCAAAGAAGCGCAGCTTCAAATGACTCTACAGCAGGAGCAAGCAGCGCAGAAAAAGTTGTAGTGGAAAAAGACGGTAAACAATTTAGGCTTCCAAAAGCTCAACTAGACGCAGCCTTAAAACAAGGATACAAGGAAGTAAAGTAATGTCTGATGTTAAGTTAGATCTTGAACCTCTAGACCTAGAGCCTATCGAAGAATCTCAAGCGGAACTAGATCTTGAACCTTTAGAGCTAGAGCCATTAGAAGAGTCTCAAGAAGTCAGCGGACTGGAGTCTGGAGCACGCGGCTTACTGCAAGGAGCTACATTAGGCTTTGCTGATGAAATTGCAGGCGGTATAGAGTCCTTATTTACTGATAAGACTTATGAACAAGCTAGGGATGAATCCCGTAAGAACTTTGCGACTGCTCAAGAAGCTAATCCATTGACATACGGAGCTGGAGAACTAGGCGGCGGTATTGGAACCATGCTTATCCCAGGATTAGGCGCAGCTAAACTTGCTAAGGGCGCAACTATGGGCGCAAAACTAGCTGCGGGAGCTAAAGCAGGCGCTAAGCTAGGCGGACTATATGCGGCTGGGTCTAGCGTAGAAGATTCTGCTGCTGGAGTAGCTGGAGATACGTTAAAGGGAGCAGCAGGAGGCGCAGTCTTGAGCGCAGCTATGCCAGCATTATTCGGGTCTATGGGAAGAGGCGCTACGTTTGCAGATAAAGCTAAAAAATTAGCTACAGCTGGCGGCACAGGAGCTGCAATAGGAGCTGGACTAGATCTAGCTGCGGGCGGCGAAGATGACTTAGTACAAAGTGCGCTACTAGGCGGAACAGGAGCGCTAGCAGCCAAGACCTTATTAGGGGCTGGTAGAGTAATAGGAGATTCTCCTTTCGGAACTACTATGGGGCAGTTGTACAGGCATGGAGCTGAAAAAGGCAAGTCCGTAATGGATAAAGCTGCGTTCGATGCTACGGAATCTAAATACTTTAACGAAGTAGCTGATTATACCAAGAAAGCTGGGCAGAAAGTTTCTGATTTCTTTAGGCAGTTTGAAGGTAATAAGAGCTTACTGCAAGCTGATAGGGAGCTTAAAAAAGCTGGAACACAAGCTAAGCTAGCCGCATTAGCCGATCAAGCGGATGACGCGGTACGCGGCACTGAGAAGTCCTTAAAAGGGTTATTCAATGTTATAGAAGATACTGCTGACTCTAGAGGTCTTAAGTTTAGACCTGCTCAGGATACCGAAGGCTTTATTTCTAAAATGTATGATCCCAAAGGCACTTCTGCTTTAAGACGCTTACCAGATAGCGAGAAGAGCCGTATTGTAGAGACTCTTAGAAATGATAACTTTACTGGAGAAGTCGGCTTTAAAGATGCAAAGGCGTTAAAGTCCACAATAGACGAATTAATCTCTGAATATTCTAAACAAGGAGCTGGTCCTGTAAAAGCTGAGTTAGCTCAACTACGTTCTAGTGTAGTAGATAGAATCTCACAAGACCTGAGTACGCAGGGCGCTGATGATCTAGCTCAAGAACTAGGTAAAGTTAATAAACAATGGGGAGCCTTGCAGCAGGCTAAAGATACACTATCAATAGCTGGAGATGACGCCGCATCTCTTATCAAAGGCCGCTCAGCTAGAGAGAAGCTATTTAGACGCTTGGGTGTAGATGAAGGCTTATTCGCAGCCGATGATTTAGATAGTCTAGCTAGAGAGTTAGGTACTGAAGGCTCTGAAGTAAGTGCAGTATTAGGGCAAGCTAGAAATACAGCAGAGGCTCTACGAGCATTAAAAGCTAGATACCCAGCAAGTCAGCTAGCAGACGATGCTATTAATGCAATGGACGATGCGACTAGAGCACAAGAGACTCCGATAAGAAACTTAGTCAACAAACTTAAACTTAGACAAACCGACCCTATCCGGGGCGGTACTTCAGAGCTAACTCCAGACGCTGCTATTAGACAAGTATCAGACGCGCTAGAGCAACAAGTTAAAGTATCAGACAAAGCATCTCAAGGCACTAGATTACAAAGCTTGCTAGACGATACAAGACCTCTACTAGGAGATGAGGCTACTGACACCTTCCTAAAGAAGGCCGAGCCTTTAGCTGAAGAGCTAGACTTAATACGTCCTTATCTAAAAGACAGTACTACACAAGCTGACATCGGACCTAGGGGTTTAGTTAGAACGGCAGTTGATGGAGCAGATAAGCTCATAGGTAGATCGTTTAATGCTACTGGTAAGGTAGTTTATGATACTAAGCAGTTTGCCAAATCTATAACGAACAATGAAAATCTTCAGGCTTTACAACGACGAGCAGAGGCTCTAGGTTTAACTAGATTAACCAACTTATTCACTTCAATGGCAGCTAAATCCTCTACAGAGCGGAATGCGTTGTTATTTACATTAATGCAGCGTCCTGACTTAAGGCAGGAACTAGACCAACTCTCCGAGGAATAATCATGGACTCTAATACACTAGAAAGACTATTAAACAAAGTAGATGCCTTGCAGGATGACGTATATGAAGTGCGCACTGATCTGCAATTACAGAAAGTTTTAATAGAAGACCAAATCGAACAACATACTGAAGTAGCTAATTGTATTGGGCGTATGGATAAGAATCTAGAAAAGCTAGACATTCTAGTAGGTGAATATAACAAAGAACTGCAGATTCACATTGCAGGAGTTCTAGAGCTTAGAGAAGCTAATAGGATTGAACGTGAGAAGCTGGACATGCATAAAACACTAGTAGCTGCTCAAATGGCTGATTTGCAAAAGCCTATTATAGTAGCTAAAGGATTAGCTTGGTTAGCTGGTATAGCGGCTACAGTGGCTGGCATCTATAAGATGTTCTGGTCTTAACGATCTTCTAACTTCTTCTTAATAAATAGTAAGGTAGTCATCCAGTTTTCTTGCTCAGCTTTGCTAACATCTACACCCTTATAAACTTGCAATCTGTCATCCATGTCAGGTCTGAAGTCGTCTGACTCTTTATCATTCAAGAATACTCCCTTAGCCCTGTATAAGTTATACATATCCCTATTCCTAGCGTTATTCTCTCTGTATAAGGCTCTACGCTTTTCAGGGTCGTCAATAAGAGTTTCCCCGCCATGATTAAAATTAGTGACCACAGTTTCTTGCAAGAACCTATTAAGCCATTCCTTTTCTTCATCGTTGAGTTTATCTAGATAATCAATATCTGTAAGTAGTGATCTTCTATTACCCACTTGGTATTTAGGGTTAAACGATGCATACTGCTGTTGATTGTATTTAGTCTTCTTTTTCTTTGAGTTCTTGCTCATATGTTGCTAGCCTTTCAGGGAAGTTTAACTTAGTAGTAGGTCCGAAGTGATATAATGCGTGCCTGTCATACTCCATAGCAGCCAGCCTGTCGGTCTTAAATTGACCTAGGTAGTGAGTGCCATCTTCTAGCTTAATTCGCGATATGAAGTAACCTGAGGCTTTATAGACGCCCTCATAGGAGCTGTCGAACTTCCGACCCTTCTTGTTGAAGGCTGCGTCTTTATAGATAGTATAGTAAGGAGGTAGCCCCAAGGACTCGGGGTCTAGTTTCATGCAAGTATAGCCCATGATTCTACGTGTTGTGTAGTAGGTTTGCATGATGGAGGTAAACTTATGCTTAGTGCAAGGGTTAGGGCTCCAGTCAGAATATTTCATATAGACCACATCAGACGGGACATAAGTAGCTCCAGCTAATAGCTTTTGCTCCCTGATGAAGTCTCGAACCTGAATATGGTAGGGGTCTAGAGATGAAGCTTCTGTAGAAAAGGTTTCTGATTCGGAGCTAGCCGCTTCGATTAAGTCGTCAATATCTAGTAGAAATTCGTCTTTATTGTTATTAGAGGGCTCATCCATAAGCCTTATCACCGTCCTTGTGTATCTATATTATAGCAAAGATCGTGCCAGATGTCAAGTATATTTACGATAAATAAATTACTTGCATATAATGTTCCAATACTGTATAGTAGTACGTATGAGTAAAAAGAAGTTCGATTTAGAAGCTTATTCAGATTCAGAAGATAAAGTAGACGTAGTATATAAGCCTGACGAGGATATCATCCTACAAAAGGAAGTATCAGAGGCCATAGGTATGCCAGGGCTACGAAAGGGTACTATGTCAGTAGCATACGGACTAAGCAACTCAGGTAAAACTAACCTAATGATACAAGCTGCCGTACAAGCGCAGCGTCAGGGAGTAGTGCCGATACTTATTATTACAGAAAACAAGATGGACTGGACTCACGCACAGAACCAAGGCTTAGACATTTCTAAGTCGGCTGCCATCATACGAGAAGACCTAGAATACCTAGAAGATGTGTATAATTATATATCACAGAAGATCGAGGATGTAAAAACAGGTAAACTGCCTTATGATGTATTATTCTTGTGGGACTCAGTAGCCTCTACTCCATCAGTAGAGTCTATGGAAATAAGCAAAGACGGCTCCATTAAGAAGCGATATGGTCCACAAAAGAATGCCTCTGTAATAGGGTATTACAACCCTATAATTATGAAACGCCTGACGGCAACACGTAGAGAAGACTCTAAGGGAACAGCTACGCTGCTAGCCTTGACTCAAGCTTACGTAAAGCCTGCTGAGTTTGCTGGCGGCATCGCTACGATAGTACCTAATGGCGGCGAGAAGATTTGGTTCCCTCTTAGCATGTGTATTGAGGTTAAGGAAGGCAAAAGACTACAAGCCACAGTAAATGGAAATAAGGTTGTGTTTGGAACAGTCTGTAAGCTTAAAGTAGTAAAGAACCACTTATCGGATTTATCAAGCAGCGGCGAGTATGTAATTACAGGCTCGGGTATCATACCTAACGATCCTAAGGCCATCGAAGACTATAAAAAACAGCACAGAGATAGCTGGGTTAGTACGTATATACCTTACGAAAATGGAGAATTACCTAATGACTAACAAAAAAGAACTAACCGATGAGCAACGCTTATCACGTATTCTAGGGGCTATTAAAACCGTAGCTATACAAGAAGAAATACACCCTAGCCAAGTTACAGCTGCTCAGATCTATAAGACCGTAGAAGGTATCAGTAACTGGGATGTCACTAAACTAGGCGGATTACCTGCCATCAAAAGCTCCTATTTCCCTATGACTGAGAAAGATCTAGTACATATTAGAAGGCAGCAGTCTACTAACAAGTACCTGAAGGAGCTAGAGCGTAAGCTAGGCGATAAGCAGCTACTCAAAGATCAAACCTTAAAAGACATCGAAGCTGCACTAGGTAAGATTAAGTTCAATAAGCCTAGAGCTAAGATTAAAGCTCCTAAACGAAACCCTAAGAAAAAGAGCATGACTATGGAGCTTATGGTTAGCGACATACACATCGGTAAGCTTACAGACACCTTTAATTTAGATGTAGCACGTAGCCGATTAGCCGAGCTTCGTCGAGTATTCTTAGAAGAACATGCCAGAGAGAGCGAGTCTTTTAATGTAGATAAAGTCATCCTAGCACTGATTGGAGATTTAGTTGAGTCTAGCTCTATGCATGGCATGGAGTCTTCTAAAGGCTGTGAGTTCGGTAACTCGGAGCAGATGCGTTGGGCTATTGAGTTATTGTTTGACGAACTTATCGAACCTCTAGCTTTGCTAGGGATTGCTATTGATATACCTTGCGTTACTGGTAATCATGACCGAGTTGAGCGTGAGAAGACTATGAATAAGCCAGGCAAGCATTACATGAGCTGGGTAGTGTACCATACCCTACGAATGCTAGCAGCTGCTAAAGGGTTAACTAACTTAAACTTCATTATTCCTGAAGGCAGCAACTGTATACTATCTGTATACGGCAATAACATCTTGTACGAACATGGAGATAACTTAAAAGGTACGGAGCGTAGAAGCTTAGATAGACTCCTAGCTTCTAGATCAACACAGTTTGGCAAAGTACTGCATATGATGAGATCAGGTCATTGGCATGAATATTTATGTCTAGGACGTGGTAAGTATATTATCAATGAATCGCTCTGTGGACAGGACGAATACGCTGCTATTATGGGCTTTGATAGCCATGCTGGACAAACTATTAACTTTTATGTAGAAACTAATAGCAGACCTACTTGCTTTTATAAATCATTTCCGGTATACTTAGGGTAGCATGTCAATTAATAGTATGTTTAAATCTAGCTATACCTTCCCATATCCGACAATACGCGTAATCCCATCCAATTTAAAAATTGGAGCTAAATACTTATATGATGATACTAACTTCGTAAGTATTTTACATAATAACTTGAAGGGTGCTTCTATTATAGATGTGTGGGAGTTAACTTTAGTAGATATGGACTCAAAGATTTGCACGTTTAGGTTAGATGCTAAGCTTAAGACGAGTCACATAGAAGCCTATTCTAGTATTAAAGTAGGTGACGAGTTTGTTAGAACTAGGGACGACATGAGCTTTTTTCAGTGCATAACTCTAATGCCAGATAATCGACCCAAGGCAGTGCGAGACTCGTTAAGGGAGGATTTAGCTAATGAGTAAGTTTAAGGTAGGAGATGAGGTGGTAATACGCTACTCTGATAGAGAAGTGGGAGTAGGTATGGTGGTGTATAAAAAGAGAAAACCATATGGGCTACTATGTAAAATTTCCAAAGGAAAGTACGGATGGGAGTTGCACCGGTCCCCCCACTTAGGCGATGAGTCTGATTTTGATACGACTAAGTATAACCCCAATGCTAAGATGTGGTGGGCTGATGAGGCTCAACTAACTCTAATAGACAGCCGTCCTCAAGCAGTCAGAGCTGCGTTAAGAAAGGACCTACTAAAATGAGCAAGAAGCGTAAAACTTTATTAGCAATTGACCCCTCAGCTAGTCACCTTGCATATGTAGTAGCAGACCTAAATCCAGATGAATTGTACATAAAAGCAGCGGGTATGTTGTGGACTAGAACTAAGTGGTCTAGAGGGCAGCGCTTCTTGTACATGGACTCGGGACTAGACTTATTAGTGGGAGGAGCAGCTAGCGACTTGATTACAGAAGAGGCTACTACTGAAGCTTATTTTATGAATCCTAAACAGTTAGGCTCTGCCGCTGTGATTCCTACCATCAACGCATTCGTTGAGAAGTCCTGCGCTAAGCACCGAGTAGCTTATAACGAGCTGTCAGCCTCTAGTTGGAGAGGTATCTTAGGAATCAAAGCTATTACTGAAAAAGTAAACGGCAAGACTAAGCGAGACTATAAGAAGCCTACAGCAGACTGCGTGCGTTCCTATATCCCACTACTGCCTACTGAGATTAAATCTAACATTACACTGAAGAATCGGGAAATACCACATGACTTAACGGATGCTTTGGCTATAGTAATTGCTAGGGCTAAGCAAGAAGGTGTAAGTAAGGTTACTGTAGCCAATGCCGCCTTCTACCCTAGCAGAGTAATTGAAAAGCTGAATTTACTAGCCCATCAGGTTACGGAGTTCTAGGTATAAATGTCGGACCCTAATAACTACATATGGATTAAAGGTGTACACCTAAAACAAGGACAGTGGGTGTATACAAAAATCCCCAACCATCCGCGATATATACCAGTAGGTAAGGTGGTAACTACTATGCCTAACAAACTAAAGCTGGCTACATCACTAGGGATCGTTGAATATCAACCGTTCGAGGATTATTTAGTACAAGACGAAAGACCACAAGCAGTTAGAGCTGCGTTACGAAAGGATTTATTAGATGACTAGACTTAGAGAAAATATATTTATTGTAGGACTACTGACCATAAGCTTTATAGCAGGGGCTTTTATGGTACTAAAGGCTCCACAGTATCATTCCAATTACATTAGAAGTAAAACACAGAGTAGTACCTTGTTAATGAAAAATAAACACGGATATCCAGTAGGAACGGGCTTTGTGCTAGAGTATAAAGGTAGAACCTTAGCTGTCACCAACGATCACATTTGTGATCTACAAGAGGATGCAGCGCAGGCTACCTATACGCTTAATGGAAAAGAGCGCATATTAGCCTTAAAAAAGACGCATGTAAAAAGCCCCGCTGATTTATGCTTACTTGAGATTCAAACTGAACACTCAATAAAAGGTTTGCAGTTAGCTAGCCGCTATGAGCTAGGAGAAGAGGTCATGGCAGTAGGGCATCCAGCTGTAATGCCGTTTACCTTGTCCAAAGGTCAACTCATCGGACTACATAAGTCTAATACCTTATTAGCCTTGATTTTATCTAAGGAAGATCATGATTACTGTATAAATAAGACTGGCACTGTAGCCGTAGTAATTCAAGGTATGGTAGTATGTATTAGGGTAAGTGAGTCCTTACATACTACGGTGCATGGTCTGGGAGGTAGTATCGGCTCTCCTACAGTAAACTTCTTCGGTAATGTAGTAGGCGTAATCTATGCGGGTAATGACGCAGGGTGGATGATAGCAGTTCCTAAAGAGGATTTAGTTGAGATGCTGGAAAGCTATTTACGCTCTTTAGAAGCCCAATAAGCTTCGACTTGCTTAGGAGTTAATCCCGACGGGGGCTGAGAATTTATCAGCTCCTGTTTTTTCTTTTCTAAGTAGATTAGATTTTCTCTTATATTAGCGCGACTACCTTCTAGCTCAGCATGTTTGTTATTAGTATCGCTCAAGGCAGCCTTAGCTTCAGCTGCGTTCTTTTTAGAGTTGCTAATCTTTAAAGCTACGAGTAAAAAGCCGATAACAGCAATTACCCACGCCCAGATGTTTTTTAAAACTTTCATTACTTAAACAAGTTCCTTAATCTTTTTAGAGCAGGCTCTTTCTTTTTCTTCTTTTCGTCTTCATCGTCTGAAGCGCCACGATTAAAGAATCCTTTAGAGGCGTCTCCGTAATTCTTCTTAGCTTCTTCGCTATAGCCGTATTTATTCTTTTTCTTCTTATTTTCACCAAACATATTATTCTCCTTTTAACATTTCCAATTTTTCCGTGACCAGTAGTTTGAACTGAGTTTGTCTTTAAGTTTACCTAGTCCGCCACTTCTAGCACAGTAGGATTTCTTACGCTCAGGAATATGACTTTTAACACTAAGATTAGGGTCGCCAAAGTGTATGATCTTTTCCTTACCGTCTTGGCAAGCCTTAACCATCTTTACCTTATCATCTCTATTAGACCTAGTAGGCTGGTTACACTTTAGCCGTTCTCGAAGTCGTTTAAGCTTAGACATATCTCTAATTTGTTCTAACCTGTTATAAACCTTGATGAATAAAATACTTGCCAACCAAAGACATTTGTGGCATAGTAGGTAGTATGCGCAATAAACTCCTAGCCTATGTATTATCAATAACTTACAGTATTGGTAGTTATGCTGCTTGTGGCAAGCCAGTGACCTACTTAGAAGAAGGCGCTCAGACGCCCTGTACGGGCTTCCTGTTCACTTTAGATGCTGAGAAGGAGGTACGCCTCAATAACTACGAACTCGGCGTACAGAGCAACCTCGTGCGTCTACAGACAAAGCAAATAGCCTTGATACAAGAGGACAATCAGGTACTAAGTCAGCAGGTTAATTTATGGAGAACTAGAGCTGAGGATAGCACTAAAAAGCTCATAGAGTCGGAGAATAGCAAGACCTGGGAGATCTTCTTGTACTTCATGGCTGGGGCAGTAGTGACTACAGCTATTACGTATGGGGTGAATAGGTGAATAAGTTTAAGCCAGGGGATATAGTAAGGTCAGATGGTAGATGGCTTCCAGATCAGCTATTTGAAGTAGTCTGCTATGATATTGCCGATGGCACTGTGTTAATCGTTTACCCCACGCTTCTAACGCCCGACTACCAAACCCTAGCATCTCTATTAACTGTTACCGAAGTAGACCTCAGCTGCGATTTAGCTGCTTATATAAATAGTAATGGAGATAAAAACTATACCTGGGCAAATGAGGAGGAGTTAAGATTAGTAGACCTACGCCCCAAGGCAGTGCGAGACTCGTTAAGGGAGGATTTAGCTAGTGAGTAAATTAAAGGCTGGAGATGTAGTGACTTTTGCAGGCTATATTTGCCTATTTAGAGTAGTAGCTAGATGGGAAGACTGTAAAGAGGTAGTGGATTATACTTACGGCAAAGCTATAGAGACACGCCCCAACGACACTTTCCCGCAGCCAGATGATTACGTACTACTACAATACGTTGAAGGTAGCGGTAAACTAATGTCTACCTACCCCCCAGTCGGCATAGATTTCTTTGATTTCAGCACGACAGAAACCGCAGTATTACCGGAATGCGTAACCCCACACGGTGTTTATGGGTGGCACGATGAAAAGCATTGCAAGAAAATAGACCCTAGACCACAAGTAGTCAGAGGTGCTTTGAGAGAGGATTTGCTAAAATGACTTGGTTGTATGTAGTATCGGTAGTTTGGGTAATTGTTAATCTACTAGCCGCCGCAGTGGTAGTAGTAGATCGCAGTGTAAAGCAGCCGCCTATAAACCTACTAACACTGGTAGGAGTACCCTCTACCTTAGTAGCCAGTTATTTAATACGCAAGAACGTCCTGAACCTCAAATGGGTAAGCATCCTTAGGTTTATATGCTTAGGTGACTGGACGCTAAAACCACAGTATAAAGCAGGTGATATAATAAGCAAACCTTACGGAAAAGCTACAGTTTATATCAGGATAGTAACTGTTAACAGGTTCACTGCTCAATATGAAGTAGTTAGGTGGATTGATTCAGTAACGCCAAGTAAAGAGGAATCTGACGTATTAGGCTTTGACTACTTTGAGCACACGTCATATGAGCTTGACGTAAAAATGACTGAAGCATATAAAAAGCAATTATCAGCAACTGCGGTACGTAGCAGTCTTAGAGAGGATTTATTGAAACGAGTAGACTAGAGCAGCTAGAGAAGATGTACTTACTAGGGGTGGACTTAGGGAGACGTACTATGTGGCTTAATCCGCTATCAGAGAACGAGTCTGAATCAGATAGGCTACATAAGTTCTTAAAAGATCTCCATGCTCTGGACTCTAGCGCTCCTGCTGGAGATAAGCCTATAACCATCATAATGAATCATGACGGCGGAGAGATATATGCAGGAATGGCTATATACGACGCAATTATGCAAGCGGCTAATCACATTACTATTATTGTACGAGGTAGTGCAAGTAGTATGGGGGCAGTTATCCTACAAGCAGCCGATCACAGGATAGTATCAGAACACTCCATCGTAATGATACATAAAGGGCAGGTAGGGTACTCAGGACATGAGGCAGACGTAGAATCTTGGCGTAACTTTGAGCGGAAGTATCTAGCTAAGATAGATAATATTTTAGTACAAAGAATCAAGCATAAAAAGCCTAGATTTAATAAAAAAGCACTAGATAAATTACAGCTGTTTGACAGGCCATATACAGCCGAGGATGCGGTTAAAGAGGGGTTAGCAGATGAAGTCTTAGCTAACGAATAGCTTACAGCTTTAAATACTCTACAACAAATAAAAGAACCCACTAAATTCTACACGCAGGAGCTACTATTGAGCATGAGTAAGTTATTCAAGGCAGACGCCGTTTTTAAACCGTTTAAATATCCCAAAGCTTATGAGTATTGGGAAAAACAACACAACGCACACTGGAGCCCTTTTGAAGTTTCAATGGAACGCGATATACAAGATTGGAAACATAACCTTACCGAAGCTGAAAAGCAGATTATAGGGCAGACGGTTAAGACCTTTGTACAAACAGAAATATTCGTAGCGGACTATTGGACTCAAGTAGTGGCTAAGTATTTCGGACCCACTGAAATTAAAATGATGGCCGCTTTATTTGGCGGGGTCGAATCAACGCACGCAACGGGGTACGATTACTTACAGAGTAGCATAGGGTTAGACGACTATGAGGCTTTTTTAGCTGACGATTCAGTTAAAAATAAGTTTGATATGTTAGCTGACCTAAAAGGTAAAAGCCGTAAAGACCTAGCTAGAAGCTTAGCTATATTCAGCGGCTTCGCTGAGGGTGTACTACTATTCAGCTCCTTTGCAATTCTAATGACTCCCTCTAAGTACGGCAAGCTAGAGGGTGTAGCTCAAATCGTAGCTTGGAGCTTTCTAGATGAGCGCTTACACGCTGAAGCAGGATGCTGGTTATTTAGGACTATGGTAGAGGAAGATCCTAACCTACTAACCGACGAGCTTAAGACTGAAATCGTAGAGGCCGCTAGACTAGCTGTACAGTTAGAGGACGCTAGTATTGAAGCTGCGTTTAAACACGGAGAGATGCGTGGTATTACTGAATACAACCTTAAGCAGTTTATTCGTATGAGAGCTAATTCACAGCTTAACGAGTTAGGTTTAAGCTCTAATTGGAAGAGTGTAGATGTAAAAGCTGCTAGTAAAGTAGCGGCTATTTTCGAAGAGGCTGCTGGGGTTGAGTTTCGTGATTTCTTCAGTGGAAGAGTAACGGCCTATTCAAAGTCTAATATGACTACAGAATCAGTTTACGGGGAGACTAAATAGATGAGCAAGAAGCAACGAGACTTAAAAGCAGAGCTAGTAGAACTTAAAGCAGCCGGAGAAGCTCCTAATTTTTTAACGGAAGAAGGTTTAATTACTTTATCTGGAGGTTACTTACTTGAAGGAGAAACTCCTAAGGGTATGTATAAACGTGTAGCTAAATCTGTCGCTAGTTACATAAACCCTGCTATGGAAGATAAGTTTTTCGACTATATGTGGAAGGGCTGGCTATGCCCAGCAACTCCCGTATTAACTAACTCTGGTACTGATAGAGGATTTCCTATAAGTTGTTTCGGAGCTGACATTGGAGATAATCTTGAAGAGATCGGGGAAGGTATGTCCGAGCTTATGGGACTTACTAAAGCTGGCGGAGGCGTTGGAGTGAACTTCGATAGGATTAGAGGTCGCGGAACTCCTATTAAAGGCGGAATAAACGGGCAATCTAGCGGTGTCGTACCTTTTATGAAAATGTATGATAGTGTTATTCTAGGGACTAACCAGGGCAGCTCGCGAAGAGGTTCTGCTGTAATTAACCTAAACATCGAACACACTGATTGGGAAGAGTTTATTAGAACTAGAAGACCTGAAGGCGACGTTAACAGGCAATGTCACAATATACATCAATCAACACTTATCAATGATAACTTCATGGAAAAAGTAAAAGCCGGAGATCAATTAGCTAGACATAAGTGGGTAGAGCTACTTAAGACTCGTTTAGAGACTGGAGAATCTTATATCATGTGGCTAGACAAGGTAAATGAGGCTAATCCACAATGTTATAAAGATCGTAACTTGAATGTGGAGATGACTAATCTATGTGTACACCCTGATACTGAGATACTAACTAAAAAAGGACTAAAACGTATACAGGACCTAGAGAATAAACGTGTATCCGTATGGAACGGTATAGAGTGGTCTACTACTACGGTATTAAAGACTGGCGAGAATCAAAAATTACGCACAGTGCGGTTTAGTAATGGTGAAGAGCTTAAGTGCACACCGTACCACAAATTTAGACTGCAAACGTCCTATGGCAGAGGTGGATTAGCCTATAGCACCAAGAATCAAAAAGAAGTTAGGGCAGCTGAGCTTAAGCCTGGAGATAAGTTAATTAAATGGAACCTACCTGTAATTGATATGGAAGGTGAAATTGAAAGTCCTTACACTCAAGGATTCTTTAGTGGAGACGGCTGCTCACATAAAGGTAAAAACCACATTGACTTATATGGAGAGAAGAAAGAGCTGCTACAGTACCTCGATTACAAAGAGCACAGATCTATGCGAGAAGTTGCAGGAAAGCTCCGAATCCATATAAACAATAACTTTAAGAAGTTCGAAGTTCCTACAGGTAGCATAGAAACCAGACTAAAATGGCTTGCTGGTTTACTAGACTCTGATGGTACGGTAGCAATTAACGGAAATAATAAATCCTTACAAATCGCCTCTATCAATAAGCAGTTTCTACTAGACACTAAAAGAATGTTGATGACTTTAGGCGTAGAAGCTAAAGTAACTTTAAATAAAAAAGCAGGCAAGACTTTAATGCCTGACGGTAGAGGAGGCGAGCGTCTATTCGATACCAAAGAGATCTACAGACTACTCGTACCTACTGGAGGACTCCTACAGCTAAAGGATTTGGGAATAGAGTGTCATAGACTAAATCTAAATATAAACAAGCTACCAAATCGAGAAGCTAAGCAGTTTGTGAAGGTTATAGAGGTACTAGACCTTAACGAGGTATCTGATACGTATTGCTTTAACGAGCCTAAACGTAATATGGGCATGTTTAACGGTATTCTAGCTGGGAACTGCTCGGAGATCACACTACACACGGACTCACAACATTCATTTATATGCTGCCTAAGCTCTTTAAACGTGACTAAGTGGGATGAGTGGAAAGATACAGACCTGCCAGGAGTAGCTACTTACTTCCTAAATGGAGTACTTAACGAGTTCATAGATAAAGGCAAAGATGTGTGGGGATTAGAGAAGGCTATCCGCAGTGCTGTTAAAGGTAGAGCTATCGGAATCGGTATCCTAGGCTGGCATACATTACTACAAAGTAAAATGCTCCCTTTTGGTAGTTTTCAATCTATGCAGCTCAATAACGACATATTCGCTACTATAAAAGAAAAGTCGGTAAAAGCCTCAAAGGAGTTAGCTGCTAAACTAGGCGAGCCTGAGTGGTGCAGAGGCTCCGGCATGTACAATTCACACCTACTTGCTCAAGCTCCTACGAGATCTAATAGTATCATTAGCGGCGATGTTAGCTTTGGTATTGAACCATACGTAGCTAACGCCTATGCTGACAAGACACATAAAGGTAAGTTTAGCCGTAAGAATAAACAGCTAGCACAATTGCTGGATAGTAAGGGTAAGAATACTGCCGCAGTGTGGAAGAGTATTAATGAGAATCAAGGCAGCGTACAGCATCTTAAGTTCCTAAGCGACTTAGAGAGAGACGTATTTAGGACTGCGTATGAGATCGACCAAAGAGTGCTAGTACAACAAGCCTCTCAACGTGGTAGACATATTTGCCAAGCTCAGAGTCTTAACTTGTTCTTCCCACACGATGTAGACCATAAGTATTTTAACGAGGTGCATATGCTAGCCTATGAGCTACCGCATGTCAAGACTTTATATTACTGTAGAAGTACCTCTGGCCTAACTACCGCTGTTAAAACAGGCGACGATGAGTGCGTATCCTGCGGCGGCTAATTTAGCTTGACTTTAGGGCATGTCTAGTGTAAAATCTATGCATGTCTACTAAACTAAGTCATAGTGCTGTAAGCCGCTATATTAAATGCCCTCAGTCCTATAAGTACCACTACATCGATAAACTGCGACCAGACGCCACCAGTAGCGCTCTGCTGTTCGGTAGCGCTTTAGACGCAGCTGTAGAGGTTGTACTAAAAGATTCAACTGGGGACTATATGAGCGCTTTCAGAGCAAACTGGGAAGAAGCATTCATTACTAATACTAAAGAGCAGCTTCGTACCAATACTAAGATAGCATATGCTGAAAGAGATATGGATATAGACCTACTACAAGAAGAAGACTTACAAGAGCTAGCTCAGTTTATCACAGACCATGATTTAAAATATGCAGGTAATACCCCATTAGAAGTTTACAAAGCTTGTTCCGACTTTAAGAAGCAAAGAGCCCATAGAAGTTTCAAAGAGGCTGAGCATCAGTATTTAAATCTAGCTAATTGGCTATGTATGGCTAGAAAAGCACCTATGATGGTTGAAGCTTTTAAAGAGAAGATCCTACCTAGGATAAAAGAAGTACACAGCACACAAAAGCATATAAAGCTAGAGAATGATTCAGAGGATATTGTACAAGGCTACATTGACATGGTAGTGACTTTAGATGACGGTAAGAAGTATGTACTAGATCTGAAGACTTCAGCTAGAAAATACGATGAGAATGCAGCTAATGAGTCACCACAGTTAACTTTATATGCATACCATGAGGGCGTTGAAGATATCGGATTTATCGTACTATACAAGAACATAGCTAAGGATAAAACTAGAGTGTGTACATCTTGCGGTAAGCAGGAGATGAATAACAGGGTTAAGACTTGCTCTAATCTAGTATCGGATAAACGATGTGGTGGGGAGCTAGGCGAGGAAGTTATCCGTAGAGCCGAGCTAGACCTAATCCTAGGTAGAGTTAATTCTAGGTTAGCTGAGTCTGTAATATCTAACTTTGATATAATCAATCAACAGGTTAAACATGGAGTGTTTTATAAGAATTTCGACTCTTGCTCGAACTGGTATGGCGGAGATTGTCCGTTTAAACGGCTGTGCTTCAGTGGTGATGATTCGGGCTTGATTTGCACTAAGAAGTAGTGTATTACCTGTAAATAGGAGGGAAGCTTATGAGTAAATGTATAAATAAAATATATATCGTGTACATACGAAACGACGATTATCAATACGAAGAGTTACAAGTCTGTAAATCACTTGAAAATGCACAAGACTATATTCGAGGTCGAGAAGGTCCCTTGTTTTCAAAAGAAAAAGATGGAGCATGGCACGGCTTTACTGTAGCTAGGAGCTACCGAGTTGAGGAGAAAGAAGTGCGATGACAAATAACAAAAAAGAGCAAAAAGGAACCTATATATCTAATAGCTACGCGGCCCCCATTGTAAACGGGAGGATTCGAGCTAACAAAGTAGAGCAGGTCGATGAAAAGACTAAAGAATTAGCCAAATTGCTTCAATAAGCAATTAGACATCTAGGGATTACAATAATTGATTGTGAAATAAATGGTCGTGGAGATTATGAATTTTATAAGGACGTTAAGAAGTTTCTTAATAAAAAAACTATTAGGAAAATAAACAAAGCACACGCAAATGGACTAAAGCCTTTTGAGGATATGCTAGAGGAGCTATTAAAATGACCAAAAAATCAGAGCAAGCAGACCGCCACGCTGAGAAAGCTAGGGAGATCGTAGCTAAGTTTCGAGGCAAGTTTATAAATTGGGAAAATGCGGAGCCATTAGTTGCTGAAATAGCCCAAGCCATCCGAGAATCAGAGCAACGTGGTGGCGAGAAGCCTTGGCCTACGATCGGAGAGTTTGAAACGTGGGCATATAGTGAATTTGGTGACGCAGCAGAGGTTGATGCCGCCATGAAGGTTCACGACTACCTAACCCAGCACGCAGCACCTAAGGCGGCGGTGAGTGATGAGGATATAATTCTTAGACCTAAGTTTTTTGCCTCGTTAGAGAAGTTTCAAATCGAGAGCATGAACAACATTAGAACAGATCAATTATCTAAAGGATGCTTTTGAAAGAGCGTTAATTTTCGGCGCAGCAATTGAGGCTGTTGTTGAGAGGTTAGAGAAACTTCCTAAAGCAGCCCTACAATCCCACAATGCGCAGGACGTGAGTATTTTGTTAGAGGCTTTGGAGTTTTATGCTGGCCCATGTTGGTCAGATCCCACGCATGATGGTGATCAGAAAACGGCGATTGCAGATTCAGAACACTTTAGACCCAAAAGCGGATTGGCCTATTATAGGGCAGGTTACCGAGCCCGAGAAGCACTAAAGAAATGGAGAGAAAGATGAGTTTAATACATGGCGACCCATCTATAACAGAGGAGGCTAGAAATGTTAAATGATAAACAATTGGCTAGCCTTATTGAAGGCTACGAAAAAGCTATACAGCCAGACGAAATTATGCTAACAATGTTAAAAGAGTTACAGGCTCGCAGATCTAAGGATTATATCTTAAAAGATATTAAGACTTGGGCTAGTAGACTTAACACACATAACGGACAATGCCGCAGTAACGGCGATAGTGTGCGTATGGATTGCTACCCTTGTAAAATTAAAAACGAGATCGTAGAACTAACAGAGATACTACTTGACAATAAAGACAAAAGCAGCTACAGTACGGATAAAGGAGATTTATAATGGGTAAAATCGGTAAATCAGTTAGAGAAGAATTAGGTCTGATTAACACAGACGAGCAGAAACGAGAGGCTCAGTTAAGTAAGCCAGCTGCCAGCGTAAACGAGGCTGGATCTAGAATCACAGCCTTTGGAGTAAAAACCACTACAGACTCAGAAGGTAAGAAATCCTATGAGTGCGTAATGCTTACTTTACAAGGGGACGAGGTAGTCAGTGAAGAGTTGCTATCTCCAACGCCTAGACAGAGAAAAGCTTTGGTACTAGAAGATTGGCGTAGACAAGCTGGTAAATTCATGCTAGATAGATATAACTGGTAAAAGGGGAAATATATGAAACTTTCAGAAAAAACAGATCAGCTATTCGCAGCACTTGCTAAAGTTAAGAAAGAACTAGGTCCTGTAAAAAAGGGCGCATTCAATCCACACTTCAAGAGTACGTTTGCTGACCTAAACACGCACATTGAGACTATTGAGCCTGTCCTAGAAGCTAATGGATTGATGCTGCTACAGCCTACCTCTGGAAACGCTGACGGTAGTAACTCGGTAATCTCCTTACTTGTACATACAGAGAGTGGGCAATGGATTCAGTCCTCTTTGCAACTCATCAACGTACAAGATATGCAAAAAACCCTAGCAGGGATTACTTATGCTCGTAGAGGTATGATGAACTCCTTGTTTAACCTAGCTAGTGCTGATGACGACGGTGAAACCTCAGTAGGCCGTGGTAGTTACAAAGCTAAGTCAGAACCTAAAGCAGCACCTAAAGTAGAAGCTAAGCCAGCTGCTAAATCAGGCGGCTTTAAGAAACCCGAAACTAAAACAGAAACAAAAACAGCTCCGGTTAAAGATACTCCGGCAGCAGGAGGATGGAACTAATGGCAAAATTCACTAAAGTAGGCAGTATTACTAAAAACAAGGATTCAAAAGGTAAAACATATCACAAGATGGTATTAGATAAGTCGTTCCTAGACAACGCGCCTAGTTTGATTAAACAAGCTTACCCACTAAAAGACGGCGGACGTAGCTTTTACCTATTCGAGCCTAAGAGTGAGAATGCGCCCTCATTCCTAGTATTCGACATCTGCGTAAAAGGTGAGGACTAATGCGCTTTAAAAAAGCTAAACTAAAGCGTAAACTCAAGGCTGGCCAAAAGCCAGCCAGTCACGCTATGCAAGAACTAAAAGAGTACACCCTAGCAGCTGAGGCTAAGGCAAAGCTAGACAATTCTGTAGCTAGGGACGTGTTCACTCAAGTAGCCGAGCAAGCTGGTAGCCAAGCCCCTAAGGTATTTAGCTACACTGACTGGAAGCTGCCTAAGAGAGAGCGTATGCGCCGCCTAATGGCGATGTATAAAGGCCCTCAAAGCGATAACGTACTAAAAGAAGCTGCTGAGGATGCTAACGCTGCTTTGGCAGAAGATTAGACGCTCTATACGCCCTTCTAAGGGCCTCTATTTTAGCACGACCTTACCCCCACAAAGGAGAATTAAATGCAATACAAGCGAATCTGTAGCTCCGTAGAGGACCCTGGACTTTTAGTACCTGAGGATGAACTCAACGAGCATATTACTGACCACGATAAGGATTGGTATAGAAGCGTTTACAACTATACAGATGAGCATTTTAAGGTATTTAAGGCTAAGAATACGATAGCTGGTATTGTAGATGTAACTGGTAACATACTGCCGTTTGACTTTGATAACAAGGAAGACCTAGAGGCTGCTAGAGCCGATACCTTAGAGCTGATAGCTAGGCTGCTAGCTCAGGGAGTAACGGAAGATCAGCTAAATATCACATTCTCGGGGCATAAAGGCTTTGGCGTAGAGCTACTACTAACTCAACACTTCAAGCCTAGTCAGATTAAGAATATGGCCAAATCTATTGCAGGAGATCTATCTACCTTCGATAACAAGATATACAATGCCAGCAGAATCCTAAGAATACCCTACACCAAGCATCAAACTACAGGGCTATACAAGCTACCAATCTCCATTAGTACGTTATCAGAGCACAGTGTAGATTCGATCAAGGAGTTAGCGGCTACTTTAGATGCGGCAGAAGAGTGGAAGGATATCATAGTAGAACCTAGGTCAGAGTGGTTAATTGAACGTGAAGTTGAAGTACCTGTAAATAAGGTTGCT